GTTGAGTACGGATTCTGGTATTTCGGGTCAACTGAAACTGCATCGCCGCCGGTGATGGCCTTCAGCCCTGCACCGTCACCGCTCCATTTTTCCTGGTCAGGCAAACGTATCAGCGAGAAACCAATCAGGGATGCACGCTTACGCGGGTCTTCCAGCGTATCGATATCGGCCGACGTGGCGTTATCCTCTCCGGCGAGCAGGGTCGCGATTTCGGCCAGTATACTTTTGCCGCTGCCTCCGGGACCGGTGACTTCGAGAAAGAGCTGCCAGTCGTAACGGTTCGCCAGCACCATAAACAGCGCAGCGAGTATCACGTCGCGCTTTTGTGGATTTTTACCGGCCGCCCGGTCAAGCCAGCGCCAGAAATTCGGCGCGTGAGTCTCCAGCATTTCGCCTTCCACCGGCGGGGTAAAATCCACGTCGCACAGCGTGCGCAGCCAGTGCGATTTACTGTGCGGGCTGAATATGCCGCTCTGGGTATCGAGTACCCCGTTGCGAAAACCAATCAGACGACGCGCCGGTGTATCCTGCTGCGGAATAATCAGCTTCAGGGTCTCCACCACCGAGGCAATTTTCCCGGATGAGAACGGGGCACGCAGGCGCTGGAATAAGTCAGCCACATTCCGTGAAAAAGTGGCTGCCGGGATATTTTTCCAGATGCCGTTTTCATAGCGGGACAGGAGCTGGCCGTTCGCATCCACGGCCAGCGCTTCGCCGTAATGCTCATGCACCCGCAGAGCCTTGTCGCTGGCGCTCATGGCCGTAAATTCCGCCTCGCTCATGGTATCAAACGGACTTTGCGCCGGTGGCCGGATGGCGTCATAAATGGCTTTCCGCGTGGCCTCCTCGCCTTTCTGCACAAACGCATCATTCCAGTCACCGAACACCGGCGGCAGGGCAACAACGCCCTCACAGGCTTCTGCGGCCGCCGCGGCTTTGTTCTGGCCGTTGCCGTTAAGGTCACGGTCGGCGGCGAGCACAATCTGACAGGCCGGGTGTTTCTGACGGGCAAGGCTCGCCAGAGAAAGGAGGTTCACGGACGACAGCGCCACAATAACGGTTTCGGCGGTCAGGTAATGCACGGTGAGCGCGGTCGCATAGCCCTCCGCTATCCACAGGCGTTTTCCTGCCTGTTTTTTACCTTCGATGACATGACATGCTCCTTTAACCTGACCGCCCTTCAGGGTGCGTTTGAGACCGCCAGAACTGATAAGCTGAAGGTTAATCAGTGCGCCGGTATCGTCATACAGCGGAACAACCACATCCCCGGCGCGGAACGTCACGCCGCCGGTTTTGTGTGTGGCCGACAGTACCGGACATTCCCGGTCGGGGAAGCCCTTGCGGGTCAGGTAGGCGTTGCCGCTGGCCGGTCGGGTTTTCTCTATGAGCCTGACGGCCAGTGCGGCCGCCGCCTGGCGGTCAGCCTCCGTTTCAGCCTCTGCGGCCGCAATCACTTCGGGGGCAACCGGTGGCAGGTTGCCGGTCACGGCGTCCACCCTCACGGCAGCCTCTGATGCGGTCACGCCAAACACTTTCTCGACCAGCTTAAGACCGTCACCCGCACCGCACTGGTTACAGAGCCACGTCCCTCGCCCCTCTTTATCGTCAAAGCGGAAACGGTCAGAGCCGCCGCACACCGGACAGGCCTGATGCCGGTTTTTCATGACCTTCACACCCAGCGCCGGAAGAATGCGCGGCCAGTGGCCGCACGCCTGTTTTACGGTTTCCGTTACGTTCATTTTCATCGTTATTTTCTCCCTCAGTGCACAACAGGTGATTGCATGTGACGGGCGCAGAGTTCATCCATCACGGCCAGCCCGAGAAAGGACAGCGACGGCGCGGCTTTGAGTGGTCCGGCTTCCATTAAATCTTCAAGCAGTGCACAGGCAATCTGGCGGCCTTTTTCCTCGCCGTGCTGGCGCAGGTAGAAGCCCTCCAGCTCGGCGGCAATGGCGCTTTCCAGTGCGTCGAGGGTGAGGTGCGGGTAGCGGTGCTGACGTTCGCAGACTGTCAGCCACGCACAGGCGACAGCGCGACGATACAGCGCGGCGCGTAATACGGGCGGTAATGGCTTTTTCATACGTTGCCCTCCCCGGTCAGCCAGCGCTGATTGCAGCGCTCTACCACGCCGTCGAGCTGGGCGGTCATGAGGTAAATCACGGAGGCGAGTTGCGACTGCTGCGCAGGGTCACGACGAACGGTGGCGCAGTCCTGCACCTGCATCAGCTCATTGACGAGCTGGCCGACGTTGCGCATGTGCTCAAGGCATTCGAGGTCACGGGCGGTAATGGTGGTGTGTCTCATGCGCGCACCTCCGCAACCGGCAGACGGCCAGCGAATGAGAGGACGTAATCGCGAACAAGGGAACGACGTGCAGCGTGTTCATCACCGGCAACGGTGCGGAGCATACAAATACGGGGTTTACGGTCTGCGCGACGAACGGCGGCAAACACAAAGACAAACTGCGGGTGTGACGGGGTGAGGGTAGTAGCCATGATGGCAGCCTCCTTGAAGTAGTTTGAAAAACTACCACCGGAAACGCCAATTTCACTGGTGGCAGCCCGAACGGGGTTGGCGTAACCGGCCTTCAAGGAAACCGGCCAGCCCGAAGGCTGCCCCGCCCGGACTACCATTATCAGAAAAGGACTCGGGTGCACGAATAAACACCACAGCCCTGAAAATGGGTGTGCCTGAGCAACGACATAAAAAAACACGCATGGCGCGTGTCGTGTCGCCTTGAAGTTATTCGGAACGCCAATTCCGGCTGCCGATTTTGCGACAGCGGGAAAACTATACCTGGAAACGGCGAAAAGAAGCAAGCCAGAAAAAGGGTCTGTTTGCTGAACGGTCATCATCATGCGTCATAGCCCCGGTTGCGTTCGGCAATACGATCCGCCATCCATGCCGTGATTTCAGACTGCGCCCACGCCACGTTTTTGCCGCCCAGGCTGATTTGTTTCGGGAAAGCCTCGCGGCTGATGAGGTCGTAAATGGTTGACCGGGACAGGCCGCACAGATGCATCACTTCAGGCAGGCGGATAAAGCGCTCCTGAACGGCATCAGAAACCGGCATCAGTGGTGCGGCAGGGGCAGAAGACGGGGAAGAAAAAGCGGTGTGCATCGGGCTACCTCATAAAGTCCATACAGTGCCGGTCATGTCCGTCCGGCTTCGGGTAGCTCCTTATTATGTCTATATTTTTCCTCAGGTCATGTGAGATTTTCGGGGAAACAAACATTGACTTTTCGCTCTGGCAAACAAAGACAAACGCTGGCAAACATATGCAAATCACTGCATTACAATGCAGCAATTTCTATTGCTTTTAGTTATACATTTTTCATTTTTAATCGAAATAAAGTCTAAGTGGTTTGGACAGAGCAAAACAGGAGGGTGAACAGTGGTGAACAGAGGGTGAACAGTCATACCCTCAACTGTTCACCCTTTATCTTACTGTATTACTTATATTTTTATATAAGGTGAACAGTGGTGAATAGTTATAAGTAAAAAAACAAACGGTGAGTAAGGTTTTGCTGAGACCTTTCTCTGGCCAGCCGGGTTTTAAGTGTTGTTTGTGCCAGAACTGCCACAACTGCAATGAATCGAGATGTTGTGTGATGAAGGGCAGAATCATTTCAGGTTGAATAAACGGAGAGCCTGAACATGAAACCCGAAACAGTCATTACCGCCCTGCAAGACGTTGCCGCCAAGCAGTACGCAGAGAACAGCCAGCACGTCACCGACAAGCTGAGCGTATTTACTGCGGCCAGAGACACCCACGCGGCCAGCATGCAGGTACTGAAAGAGATTGATACGTCCATTCAACGCTGTAAGCAGGAGCGGCAGACCGCTCTCGATGAGAGCGCAGAAGCGGAGCAGGACTGGCGCAGCCGCTTTCGCACCCTGCGCGGCAGTCTCACCCCAGAAATGAAAACTGAGCACAGCAGGTGTATCGCCAGTCGCGAGCTGGCCGACGAGTTCACCGGCCTGATTGCGGAGCTGGAGACTGACCGGACACGCGCCATGCTGAATGCCTGCTCCACCGGCAATAAATACCTGTCAGCGCACGAAGATGCCTTTACCGCTTACGCCGGTGCTGAATGGGCTCAGGCTGTCAATGCGGTTCCTGTCGCCCTCATCCGCGCTTTCCTGCTGCGCATTCGTGCCCTCGAAATGAAGGGTGAAAGTGCCCCGCAGTCCGTGGTCACCGGCGAGCTGCGCGACGCGCTGAGCCGTCAGGGCAGCATGTATCACTTCGACATGACGCAGGAGCCTGTATTGTCCGTGACGGGCATGCACCGGCCGCAGATTACTGACGTTGATACGGAGCTGTTACGCAGCCCTGCGAAGAGAATGATGCTCGCCAGAAAACTGGCTGAAAATGGCGAGACAGAAGCGGAGGAGTAAGCATGTTTCACTGTCCGTTCTGCAAAACCAGCGCGCATTCCCGCACCAGTCGGTATCTGTCCGATAACGTCAAACAGCGCTATCACCAGTGCATGAACATCGAGTGCTCGGCCACGTTCCGCACGCTTGAATCCATCGACGGGGTTATTCGTTCACCGGTGACAGAGCCGGTTATCCCGCTACCCGCACCGGCGGCCACCGTTAACCGTGCCGGTGCGTAAGCACGGCCAGTCATCAGGAGAAACATACGTGACCACACTGACGCTACAGAAAGCCTTTGAGGCCTGTCAGGCAAACAAATCCGCCTGGCTGCAACGCAGGGAAGAACTGACGCAGGCCGAACAGGCATACCGCGAACAGCTTGCCGGCAGCGGCCACAGCGGCCGGAGCCTGCAAACGCTGCGTGAGATTATCGACGTGAAAAAATGGGAAATTAATCAGGCTGCCGGTCGCTACATTCGCTCGCATGAGGAGGTGCAGCGCATCAGCATCCGCGACCGATTAAATGATTTTATGCAGGTGCACGGCGCGGAGCTGGCCGCCGCCCTTGCCCCTGAACTGATGAATTATTCCGGGCAACACTCCGCCGTTCAGCGCTGCGCCATGCAGCACTCACTCGACTGTCTGCGTGAGGCGCTACAGCTCTGGCTGGTCGCCGGTGAAAAAATTAATTATTCGGCGCAGGATAATGACATTTTAACGGCCATCGGATTCAGACCTGACGCGGCTTCGCGCGATGATAGTCGTGAAAAATTCACGCCTGCACAGAACCTGAATTACACCCGCCGCCGTGCAGAACTGGCCGTGCAGTAGTCCGCTTAAAAATCCCCGAAAATCCCGCCATTTTTACGTATAAAAGCCATGCATGCATAAGGTGCATGGTTTTGCATGCGTTTTACCGACACTGAATCTCCCGCCAGCGTCAGCACTGGCGCGCCCTGAGGCCGGTCATGCGCCTGCATTAAAAACGCCCCCTTAAGCGGGCAGGCGTGGCGGGGAGAGCATTGCGCGCCAAAGCGTATTGATATACTGCCAGCATTTTTTGATACTCACACCCATCTACAGGAGTAGGTCACTACCGATGTAGAGCTTTTCCGGATTCAGATAAAACCACTTAGCATCGGAGCAAAGTAACTCAATACTGAACAATAAATATGAGCCCTTCGTGAAACCGGGTAAGGTCAAACTCATAAACCAACAAAAGGGGAAAAGTGGGATATGTGAGGCGTGTATGATTTTTATTTATTGGGCTTCGTTAAAAATGGTGGTTTAATAGTCCTTTAAATTTATCGCTTTTTAACTAACTCCGAGGGTTTATGGTTATTTTTGATGAAAAACGGCATTTGTATGAAGCCTTACTGAGGCACAATTATTTCCCTAACCAAAAAGGTTCAATAAGTGAAATACCTCCGTGCTTTTCTTCCAGAACATTCACGCCGGAAATAGCAGAGCTAATTTCATCTGATACATCAGGGCGCAGGAGTCTACAAGGTTATGATTGCGTGGAATATTACGCCACCAGATATAATAACTTCCCAAGAACGCTGTCAATCATCCATCCAAAAGCGTACTCAAAGCTAGCCAAGCATATACATGATAACTGGGAGGAAATACGGTTTATAAAAGAAAATGAAAACAGCATGATCAAACCAGACATGCATGCTGACGGTCGCATCATAATCATGAATTATGAGGACGCAGAAACTAAAACCATAAGAGAGCTAAATGATGGTTTTGGACGGCGATTTAAAGTTAACGCAGATATATCAGGCTGCTTTACAAATATCTACTCACACTCTATCCCGTGGGCAGTTATAGGGGTTAATAATGCAAAAATAGCCTTAAATACTAAAGTAAAAAACCAGGATAAACATTGGAGCGACAATCTTGACTACTTTCAGCGTCAAGCTAAAAGAAATGAAACACATGGTGTTCCTATTGGTCCTGCAACCTCAAGCATTGTTTGTGAGATTATTTTAAGTGCTGTGGATAAGCGTCTTAGGGATGATGGATTTTTATTTAGACGTTATATAGATGATTACACATGCTATTGCAAAACACACGATGATGCTAAGGAGTTTTTACATTTACTCGGTATGGAGCTGTCTAAGTATAAGTTATCACTGAACTTACATAAAACTAAAATAACTAATCTCCCAGGAACTTTGAATGATAACTGGGTTTCTTTGCTTAATGTAAATTCACCAACAAAAAAACGTTTTACAGATCAGGATTTAAACAAGCTAAGTTCTTCTGAAGTAATTAATTTCCTAGATTACGCTGTACAATTGAACACACAGGTTGGTGGTGGAAGCATACTAAAATATGCTATTTCCTTGGTTATAAATAATTTAGATGAGTATACAATCACTCAGGTGTATGACTACCTTCTAAACTTATCATGGCATTATCCAATGCTCATCCCATATCTAGGCGTACTTATCGAACATGTCTATTTAGATGATGGTGATGAATATAAAAATAAATTCAATGAAATTTTGAGTATGTGTGCAGAGAATAAATGTTCTGACGGCATGGCCTGGACTCTTTATTTTTGCATCAAGAATAACATTGATATTGATGATGATGTTATAGAAAAGATTATATGTTTCGGCGACTGCTTGAGCTTATGCTTGCTAGATAGCTCAGATATATATGAAGAAAAAATTAATAATTTTGTTAGCGATATCATCAAACTAGATTATGAATATGACATTGACAGATATTGGCTCCTTTTTTATCAGCGGTTCTTTAAAGATAAAGCCCCAAGCCCTTATAATGACAAATGCTTTGATATTATGAAAGGTTATGGCGTTGACTTTATGCCAGATGAAAATTACAAAACTAAAGCTGAGTCATATTGTCATGTCGTCAATAACCCATTTCTAGAAGACGGAGATGAGATTGTAAGCTTTAATGATTATATGGCGATAGCGTAGCTTTTAGGCCTCATTTCAGAGGCCTAATTTACTTGCATACCATTGAAGCATTTCTCTCCTTCTCTCAATGTATAAAGCATGATTGTAAGTTCCGCGTATACTATTTTTATCAACATGAGCTAACTGCATTTCAATTAAAGCACTATTAAAACCATGCTCATGCAATATCGTAGACATAGTATGTCTAAATCCGTGGCCTGTAGCACGTCCTTTGTAACCAAGTAACTCAATCACTTGCGATACGCTTTCTTTAGAGATCGGCTTGCTGCGGTTGTTCCTGCCAATAAAGATGTAAGGGTATTGGCCGGTAATAGGTTTAAGCTGTTTAAAAAGGTCAACTACCTGAGTAGATAAAGGAACAATGTGAGGCCTACGCATTTTCATACGTTCTGCTGGTATCTCCCATATACCTTTTTCGAGGTCTACTTCTTCCCACGTAGCAAAGCGCATCTCCTGCGTTCTTACACCAGTCAGCATGACTATCTTCGTAGCATTTTTGGTGATGATGCTACCGGTATACGCTTCGAGATCCCGAATAAAATGAGGCAATTCTTCGGCAGATAGAAATGGATGATGTTTTTGCTTAGGAACGGCCAGAGCGATGGCTAAATCAGGTGCAGGATTGTATTCAGCGCGGCCAGTTATGATTGCATAGCGATAGACCTCGCCGCATCTTTGGCGCACTTTTCTGGTCTTCTCTAGTGCTCCACGCTTCTCTATTCGTCGCAATACTTCAAGCAGTTCTAATGGTTTGATTTCACTGATAGGGCGTTTACCAATGAACGGGAACACATCTTGTTCAAATGTCTTAATGATTTCTTCGCGATAGGCTACTGTCCAGCGGTCAGCTTTATTGGTGTGCCATTCTCGACATATGGCTTCGAATGAGTTCTCTGCTGAGATTTGCTGCGCCAGCTTTTGGGCTTTACGTTCTTCTACTGGGTCTATGCCGTTTGCTACCTGCTTACGAGCTGTATCGCGTTTCTCACGTGCTTCTGCGAGGCTCACAAGGTCGTAACTGCCAAATGACATTAGCCGTGCTTTACCGGCAAAGCGAAAGCGGAAGCGCCAGCCCTTTGAGCCGTCTGGATTGATGAGTAATGACAGGCCTTGTCCATCGTTCAATGTGTAGGGCTTGTCTTGGGGCTTTGCTCGTTTAATTTGTATGTCTGTTAGTGGCATGTGTATAAGTCAAAAATGTGTATAAAAAATCTATACACATCACTATACATATTTTTCACGGATTCAGGGAGATCTTGTCGGACGGTTACGGATGAGTTATTCACTATCTATAATGAAAATAAAGGATTTTTAGACTTTCTTGGACGGCTGCGGAGGAATTTTGGCGGAAGATCACAGGAGTCGAACCTGCCCGGGAACGCTGGCGCCCCCAACTGGATTTGAAGTCCAGCCACCTCACCGGAGATG